AGGCCAGTTTCCTCGGGCTGCCAACATTATTATGCGCTTTGAAGGTTTTTCGGAGCGTGCGATTCCTGATCCGGTGACTGGGGGAATGCCATTCACATTTGGATACGGCTGTCAAAACTACCCGGATGGAGGACCAGTGCGTCAAGGGCAGCGAGTTACTGAAGAGAAAGCTAAAGAATATCTACAGATGGAAATGAAGCAAATCGCGGATGACTTGGGAGATTTAAATTTGCCGATGCTCGACCGCAACCAGATGGAGGCGCTCATCAGTTTCGTCCACTCGATCGGATGGACGCCATTCTTGTACAGCGAAATTATCGACAAGATTGAATCAGGCGCAGAGATGCGTGTGCCTGAGGAGTTTATGCGCTGGGTCTTTGGGCCAGACCACAAGGTCATTGGCGGCCTTCTAGATCGCCGCAGAGAGGAGGCCGCGCTCTTCTCCATCTCCATGGAACAGCCGCCTTGGCTGACGGGAGACATTCTTCTTGCGGCATTCCGTAATTATCAAGCTCATCCAGATCAAGTCAACGCAATCCGCGATCTCGAGAAGCAAGTCAACCCCTACACTTTGGCCGCTTTCTATGCAGAGTTTACCAAAGGAACCAATTTAAATGACGTAATGACCTACGAAGAGCTTGCAGGAATCTTTGATCTTTAGCGTAGAATAATAACAGCTTTGAAAAACTGCATGGAAGAAACCTCAACCTTTGAAATGCCGTATCATCTGCAATTTGCGTTGAGGAAGGCAGAACTTGAGGCTAAGGAATTGACCTGGGACCAGATGCTGGTCGCTCTCTTGAATCTCTACCATCAGAGGTTGCTAGAGATCCAGGCCATCAAAGACCTGATGGCTGAAGAGAATATTGATATTGAGTTTGACGTCCCCACCGAAGTCGAGATGATCCAGCTACTGGCTGGCTACGACCTTGACGAGGACGACGGTTTTCAAGAGCTGGCGTGATCTTTCAAGCGCTTGAGATACCACTCTGCTTTTTCAAGGTCTTCTAGACCGCCTTTGTGTTTCCAACGCCACAGGTAGACAGCCAGAGTCCCGTGCAGGTAGCCACGGAATTCATCGGGACTTAGCTGCGCCTCGATAGCTTCAATGCACTCAATCGACCCACTGGTGTAATGGGACGGGTGATTAACTTTGTCTTCAGGTTCTTTTGATGGCATCGGACAGAACCCGTCAGGACAATCACTGACTGGCTCAAAGAATTCTCGACCTATCGGTTGATTCCCGCCTGTAAAACCCGCTGACTCATCATGTCCGAGTGGAGATTCGCTGGCTCCAGCATCGGCAGATCCATCATCAATTGTCGCGGTTGCGGTTGTGCTCCCGTCATTAATCCCACTTCCGCGCTCGGAATTACTCCCGTTATTCCGCATCTGTCAGGCACCATTTGCTCAGGGTCAATAGAAAGATTAACACGTTCTCTCCCTTCTTGCCCGATTGCTAGGCCATTATTGTACTGGTTATACAGAGGCACATCAGCAGCCTCGCGATCCAAATCCTGGCCGATATCTTGATCGCTAACATAACGACTCTTGACCATATTCCTACTGGTCAAAAAATCATCCAAGAATCCTAACGAATCCATTACATCGACTACTTAAGATAAAATTATTATAGCGCGATGAATTACTAGGATACGAATGGATCCCGGTCACGGTTACGAATTTGACGAGCGATTCCTTCGAGGGTCTCACGAATTTCAGAAGGAGTTCGATCCTGGGGACGCAAGGAAAGCCGATCTCGCTCGCAAAGGTTCGAAAGCTGCGCGTAGAGCGTTAAAGTATCAGCAGAGTCGTGGGATAACTGAGGAAACATTTCAATCATCTCCGTATGCGGGACAGAATAGACCAGGTATGGAAGGCGATGCATTCGGCAAAATCGGTGCGACAGCGTATGCAGACCAGCCCAGACAGTTCGGTCGTAACTTTGGTGGCGGTAAAGAATCCTCCTTTGGAAAACCTTTCAGCAAAGGTATTAACTTCTAAATCCTAGCAACGGTGATTTCTGCCTTCTGACTTTGGTACTTTCCTTTGCGATCATCGTAGGTGACATGGCACGGCTCACCACGGAAGAATAAAAGCTGGCAGATTCCTTCATTAGCGTAGATCCGGTTCCACAAAGGAGTGCAATTGCTGATCTCCAGCGTCAGGTGACCCTCCCAGCCGCTTTCCGCTGGTGTGATGTTGGCCAGAATCCCTGACCTCGCATAGGTGCTCTTGCCGACAGCCACAACAGTGACATCTTTTGGCACCTTGATGCGCTCCATTGCCACGCCTAGGCAGTAACCAAAGGGAGGCAGAATGAAATACTCACCCCTATCATCTTTCTGAAGTTCTGTTTCTTTCAGAATCTTTGGATCGAAATCTTTCGGATCGCACATGCCATTTGGGACGCCGCCAAACAGTAGGCATTGACTGGGGCTGAGTCGGATGTCGTACCCGTAGCTGCCAAGGCCGTAGCTCAGCAACTTGATGCCATCTTTCTCTCGGACAACACGGTCGGTGAATGGCTCGATCATCTCGCTTTCGATAGCGAGCTCTTTGATTTCGTGATCACTTAGTACAGACATAGTCTCAGTTCAGAAGGATCCTGCCTTTCGGCGAATAGATGTCAATGAAATCTTGAGTGGCGGCCTCAACCCCTTCTCTCGGCTGCATGTAGATGACCATACTTATTCCGGTCGGCTTCTCTACAAGCTTGTCTTCATTGAAATAATGCCTCGTCATTGTAGGACGATTCTTTAAAATACAAACCGGAAAATCGAACAAATCCTGACAATAAGAACACATGTCCATGTAATTAGTCAGAAATACTCCTTGCTCAATTTCGCCCTCCATCCACTTGCGCCGCATGGTGCGAAACCAGACAGCATGACCAGAAGTTAGAGATGGACTCAAACCTCTTGTCGGCTTCCAGCGCTGTGCCTTCTTGTTCCAGAAGTAGGACATCGATGGTGGAAACAGGTACACATTTCCAAACCAGGACTGCTCGTTGAGACCGTCGTCCTTGATTGTGTAGTAGTGCTCGGCTCCGACAAATTCATTTGCCTTGTCAGAGCTGGCTGGATCAAGATCAATCTTTCCCATCAGCAGATGGGCCGAATCAATCAGGTCACGATTTGAGAACCATTCGAAGTCCTCGTTCCTGACGTTGCCTCTTGGTACGCTCATTCTTTGTCTTTGTTCAGATCGACCTCGATATACTTCATGGTTTTGCTGTCTTTCACAAGGAAAGCAGCTTTCTCTGTCGGGTCAAGCTCATAAGCTGACTTAATGATTCGGCGAAAAGTCTCACCAAGGTCGTCGTCATTACTGTCTTCAACGTCCTTACGGCAAGCCTCGAGCGCTTTCAACCCTAGATAGAAGAATGAGTTCTCCTTGTCCTCTGGCTGCATCACCAAGACACCAGCGCCATTGATCTTCCAGAACTTGAAATACATCGCCGCCAGATCCGACAGAATGAATTTCAGAGTCGTATCTAGGTAAGCAGCTTCCGTCTCGTCGGACGGATCTTTCATGCACCGAAGGATAAGGTCGTCGCGATCAGTCATGGTTTTAAGAGCCCCTGCTTATCAAGGACTGCGAACATCTTTGGCAGCGGTTGATAAATTACAACCATCTTTCCCAAGATACCACGCTTCTTTATCAGCTTGCCATTCTCATCTTTCAGCTTCTCGAATTCACCACTGCGGATGAGATATTCCGCCACGCAGCGAAGGCGGCGCTTCAAAGGTAGGTCAGCATTTGGAAACCGACTGCAGATAGTTTCTGGAGCACCATCCTTAAAGGCCATGCGAAGGCGATTGGCAAGCGTCATTGACGAGTTCGGGTCTTCCAACTCGAAGTCCTTTATGACTTGGACGTATCGCCTCATGATCTTCTCGTCAAAGCTCCCATTGGGAGGGAGGAACGACTCCACCTGCCCAGCCAGGCTTTCGGGCAACTTCTCTTTATAGTTGTCCAGCGTCAATGAGTCGATATCTATACCATCGAAACGATGCGGCATGTCAATCGTCGCTATCAGGTACTGAAGGATTTGGAACATAGTCACTTCTTCTCTTACGGGAATCGCTGTATAGGTTGCTACCTCGATCGTGGTCGAATGAACGGAGACTTGGCTTAGGTCCTTTGCTGAATGCAAGGACAAGACTGCTCCACGGGATACGGATCAGAGATTTTTTGGTGCCTGTTGGCACATTGATGTAATGCACACCTTGTGTCCAGCCCTCGCCTGGGCGACGGGCTCCCTGCAGAATCCAGTTTCGAACTGTCTGTTCGGTTACGCCGAGACGTTTGGCACATTCATCGACACTGATGAATTCATCCGCGTAGATGTCAGGAGCAACCTGATCTGTTTCGTCGGACTTATACCGACTGTGCCACATGCACGCAAGAATGCTCCTGATTCCCTTCAGCTCTTTGGCGATTTCTGTCAAATGTTCTTTCATAGGTTAGAATTTTGTACGACTAATAAGAATTAAGATGACTAGAAGCCCTTTTCCACCAAGCTCACAAGTCGGTGATGAAGGACAACCAGAAGGCATGCCACAGATGGCCCGCCCGCCAATCACGCCAGAGCAGATTGAGGCGATGAGAGCGGAGGCAATGCGACAAGCTGTTGAGCAAGTGCGAGGACGCAATGCGCCACCCCCGATGCAACAGCCTTTCATGGAACCTGAACCTGAGATTGAACCGCAAGTTGTTTATGTCCGCAGAAATTTTACTGTTGCTGAATTAATCTTAGTGCTGATCATGGCAATTGCAAGTGTATCACTTTTCCAAGCAGTTTGGGGAGTTGTTGAACCCCTCCC